GCGCAGCAGTCGGGAGGCCAATATTACTATTACGGAAGTCCTGTATCATGGATAGATGATAAAACCGAAAAGTTCTTACAGGAAGGCTACTCAATGAATGAGACTATTTATTCAATATCTCATATAACAAGTGAAAAGATAAAAGTAGCTCCCTGGAATGTGTACAAGGTAGTTGACGAAAGTTCTTTGAAACAGATGAAGGCTTTGCAGAAAGAAGGGAAGCCCGAAAACCATAAGAAGATACTGGATTTAAAGGTTAAGGCTTTAGAGCTTACAAGTGATTCCAAATTAAATGAATTGTTACGGTGGCCCAATGAGGAAGAAACGTTTAGTGATTTAGTTGCTCATTCAGCCATAAGTAAAATGATGACCGGCAATAGGTTTATCAGGGCTATAATGCTGGATGGTGGAGCTAACGGAGGAAAACCACAGGAATTATACCTACTGCCTCCACAATTCATTAATATCATCAATAACGGGGCATATCCTTTAAGAACGGCTTCTTATCAACTCAATTGTGGTACTACAATTCCCTTTACTAAGGAGGAGGTAATGCATGATAAGTACTACAACCCTCTTTACGATCATCAGGGCGGATCTCATTTGTTCGGTATGTCGCCACTGAAGGCAGCACGTTACAGGCTTACTAATGACAATTCAGCAACAGAGGCAAGCACTAAGAGTTTTCAGAATATGGGGCCGGGCGGTGCTTTATGGGTGGATGACCAAAGAATGTCAGGTACTGAATCAATGGAACAAGCAAGCGCAGTAAAACAAAAGTGGATAGAAGAATATTCAGGTAGTAAGAATGCTAAGAAAATAGTTATCAGCGGTTACAAGATGGGCTTTACCGAAATGGGCATTAACCCGGTTGATCTTGCAATCTTGGAACAGCAGAAGTACAACCTGATAACCTTCTGCAACATTTGGAATTTCCCTCACATTATGCTACTTCCTGACCATGCCACAGATAACAATGTAGGCCATGCAGAAAGAGCCTTAACAAGCAGGTGCGCTTTGCCGTTAATGACTTCTTTTAGAGACAATTTTAACCGTAAGCTACAAACCGATTGGGGTTACAAAGGGAAGAATATTTATATCGATTATGACCAGAGTGTTTATAGTGAGCTGGATGTAAACCGTAAAGAAGCAAGCGATTGGATTAATACAAGTTGGGAATTGACCATACGGCAACGGTATGAGCTTAAAAATATAGAGATACCGCAAGAGGTTTTAGATAATTACGGCGATCAGTTAGATAAAATATTTATTCCAACTGGTTACACAGCTTTAGAAGATTTAACCCTACCAAACCTAAATGAAGAAATATGAGCAATGTTTTAGAAGGAGCTATTAAGATAGTGTATGATGAAAACAAAGGCTATTTAGATGCAAAGATGCCAAACGGTGACCCTGTGCCTATGATTTGTGGGATTGATTTATTAAGCAAGATTGAAGATGGTTACATAAAAGCACAAATAACAGTGATATGTGATGTTAGCGAATTAGGAGGAGGCAAAAAACCGGAGCTGGCAGTAACAATAAAAGCAGAAGATTTAGAGCGAATCTATGTTCGTGATGTCAACAAACAGCAAAGCAGAAACTTTTGACAAGGGCAGCTACCATATCAAAAAACATTCAGCGCAGATACGAAAGACTATTTGCGCCAAAGATTTATAAAGCCCTGCAAAGCCAGATAAAGATGTTTACCGCTAACCTGAAAGCGGGCGGGGTTGAATATGCCAAAGGTATCATGTCCACCGATGTAATGAACCTGCAAATAGGGCCGGTTATCCAACAACTATACAGGCTTGCAGGGGTTACAAACGCAAATAATGTTTACCGTGATATAAAAAGATTTGAGACTAAAGAAAAGTTAGCAGGGTTCGGCTTTAATGAAAAGTGGACGCAAGAGATTAACCGCTACTTCCAGCTGCATCTTTTAGAGAAAGCAGTGTTACCAATTAGCGAAACAACGAAAAACCAAATACTAGCCTTATTACAAAAAGCTACTGAAGAGGGTTGGAGTGTGGAGCGTACAGTAAAAGAATTGGAAACGTCCGACATAACAAAGAACAGGGCACGAACAATAGTAAGGACAGAGACAGTAAGAGCCGTGAATTTCGGAGGTATGCTTGGAGCTTATGAAAGTAAGCTAGTGATGGACAAGGAATGGATTTCAGCCCATGATAACCGTGTAAGAGGTAAGAAGCCAGAGGACAGACATAGCCATGTATCATTAGACGGCGATAAAACGGATATGCTAAAGCTGTTTCATGATTCACGAAGCGGTGAGCCTATACAATTCCCTGGTGACCCTGAAGCAAGTGCAGGCAATACGATTAACTGTAGGTGTACGCTTGGATTCGTACCAAAAAGAGACAAGAACGGGCGGGTAATAAGAAAGCCTGAGCCTGCAAGTGGAATAAAGACAAGCCTTGTAGATGTATTGGGAGGCCTTGTATTAGGGATTGAATTAGTATCTGAATTTATAAATGATAACTAAATGAAAGATTATCAAAGTAAGGTTTTTAACCTGAAGGCATTAGATGTTGATGAAAAGAACAGGACGGTTAAAGTAGCTATTGCCGAACTGGAAAGCATCGACCGTGATAATGATGTTTTTGAGCCGGTGGCCTTTGATAAGACTATTAAAGAGAGTGGCCCTACTGGTTCTAATGAAGTTTGGCACTTGTTAGATCACACCGCTAAAAGTTTTTCTGCTTTATCCAAGTTTTCAGAATTAGGCAGAGACGGTAAATACATAGCAGGTGTTTCTAAATATAAAAACTCTTTCGCCTGGCGTGAAGTAGCATGGCCCTTATACGAAGCGGGAGATATTACGCAGCACTCAGTAGGCTTTAAAACGATCAAAGAAACTAAAGCGAGGGAAGGCCATAACATCATACAGGAAGTAAAGCTATTTGAAGGATCGGCGGTTTTATGGGGTGCTAATCCCAATACGCCAACAATGCAGCTAGTTAAGTCGCTAATGAATATGGAGGAAGATAGAGATATAACGGCGGCTGAAAAGATCGATGAAATAATTAAGAGGCTAAAGGATGGCCGTTATGAGGAAGAAAAGCAAAGCCTGCTAATCATCGAACTAAAACGATTACAGTATCATTTTGATAATAAAGATTTTTCTATGTTGACAGAACAGGAAAAAACCACTCAGCCGGAAGTACAAGCCACTGAGCCGGAGGCTAAGTCTGTTGATTATGGATTATTACTCAATAATTATTTAACAACAAAAAACTTCCGATAATGGAACAAAAAGAATTTGACGCAAAGTTGGACAGCGTAAAAGAAGCTGCCATAACTGAGGCAAAGGCAGCGGCTACATTAGCCACTGAAAACCTTACTAAAACAACCACTGAGCTTGCTCAATCGGTAACGGTATTGAAAGATGCAGCCGACAAAAACCAGGAGTTCATCGATAAATTTATTGCCAACCAAAAGCAAATTAAGTTGGCCGGTGACGAAGGCAATCTAATTTCTGCTTTGGATCAGGGTTTGAAAGAGAAGGCAGCACAAATAAAAGAATACCGCAGAACACGGGTTCCTGTTTCTTTTGACTTAAAGGCTGTAGGTAATATCGGCTCTGGCAACTTCACAACTTCCGGTACTGATACATGGACAGGTGCTCAAAATGTAATGCCTGGAGTAGCACGTATCGCATACCCACGTGAAAACATGAGGGATATTTTAGGTACTACTAATGTTCAAAGCGATTCTGTTTATGTGCTTCGTGGTGTAGCGGGTGAAGGTGCGCCAACAACTGTTGCTCCCGGTGCTTCTAAACCTCAAAGTGATGCAGACTGGATCAAAGTAATAATTCCTATCACTAAAATTGCGCACCACTACAGAATACCAGAAGAAAACCTGGAAGATTTGGGTTGGTTACGTGATGATATTACACAAACAGGTATAGCCGAATTGATTAAGCTGGAAAACAGCAAAATCATTTCCAATAACACAGCGGGTGAGTTTACCGGGCTTGTTCAAAATTCAACTGCCTTCGCTGCTCCTACAGGTTTAGCATTAGGCATTGAAGCGGCTAATAACTATGATGTACTTGTAGCAGCACAAACACAGTTAAGGAACGGCAACCGTGATGGCAACTTTATCTTAACTGATAATGATGGTTATGCACGTATGATTCTTACCAAAGCAACTACCGGCGAATATGTATTTGGTGCGCCAAATATTGCAATGCCTAATGTGTTTGGAGTGCCTATTTACCCAATGAATAGCACAGCCCTGGCTGATAAGTTTATTGTAGGTGATAGGAACTATGCAACCATTGCGGTAAGAGCCGGAATAAGTGTAAGGTTTTACGATCAGGATCAGGACAATGCTATCAAAAACTTAGTAACCGTGGTTATTGAGGAAAGATTAGCATTAGTTGTTAAACGTACTGATGCCTTTATCTATGGCGACTTCTCAGATGCTAGAACAGCATTAGAGACTGCATAATATAGTTTGGGTCGGTTTATTTATGGGTTAGTATAGGGAGTGGTTTTTGGTTCACCACTCCCTTATTTAAAAACTAAAAATTATGGCATACAAAGCAACAACAACTTTCTCTTTTGACGGGAAGGTTTACAATACAGGTGACACGATCACTGTAAGCGATCAGACAGCAATAGATGTTCTGTTAAGAAGAAAACACATTGTAGAAGGCAAGGGTAAAGACCCTGAGCCCGAGCCGGGCGAAAGGTTGAGCGATAGCCTTGAGAAAGACCGTAAAGATGCGGTACTGGTTAAAGAGAAAAAAACGGTGGTTGAGCCTGCCAAAGTAGAGAAGGCAGCAACCGGCAAAACAATTAAGAAAACAGCTAAAAAGAAATAAGATGCCAGTAATAATTGTAAAAAAATCCTTTAACGATAAGGATAACGGTAATGTAAGAGTGAAGTCTAAAACTAAGCTAACTGTTTCTGAAGCAAGGGCCGCAAAGCTCATTGAATATGGTTATGCTGTATTGAGCACAGACCCGGAAGGCGAAGCATTGAAAGAAGAAATAAAAGCAGCCCCTAAGAAAAAATAAATGGACGCACTAACCAATACGGACGGACTTTATAGAAGCAAGAATTGCTACAACGCTGTTTTAAGCTCTGTACGAATTATTGACGATCCTGTAACGGAGCCGGTAACACTTGCAGAGGCTAAAGAATATTTGCTTGTTACTTATGATGATCGGGATGCAGAAATAGCGGCTATTATTTCCAGGTGTAGAAAGGCATTAGAAGACGATAAATGGATTTCAATAGTATCTCAAAGCGTTAACGTAATTCTTAACAACAGCTTAGGCGGGATTGAACTTCCTTATGGGCCGGTGGTTGAGGTAACGGAAATGTTGGATAGTGAAGGGAACGTAATTGAGGACACAAGTTACACGCTTGAAAACTTTACAATTGTCGCACCCCGTTACGACTATTTGGAGGTGAGTTATACAGCGGGTTACCCGGTTGATGAAGTTCCTGAAAACTTAAAACAGGAGTTGTTAGAAATGATTGATTGGATCTTTTTTAGAAAAGGGTCGCTAGCTGAAGGACTTGCAAAGATTTCTAAAAGTAACAGTAAGAGAACCTGGCTAGTATGACCCTTCCAATATCATATAAAATACCAACGGCAACGGCTACAGCAAGCGGGGGGACTACGTTTACTTATGCCAGCGGTGGAAGTGACTTTGCAGAAATAAGACCGGCAAGTGAACGAAACGAAAACATAGCAGATCAAACACAACAAGGCAGCGAGTTAGTATTTAAAATTCAGTATAGACCAAGTTTAGCCATAACTGACAAATGGCTAATAGTATTTGAAGGAACGGATTACAAGATCAATTCCATTGAGAGAAAAGATTTAGATAAGAAATTTTATTTAGTAAGAGGCAAAGCATTAAAGTGAGTAACAGCTTCACCATAAAAATAGAAGGTTACGACAGGCTACAGCAGGTATTAAAAGACTTGCCTAAGAAGAAATTGCAACAGGTGGAAGATGCTTTTGAAACAGCAGCGGTTAATATAAACCGAAACCAAAAAAGATTAGCCCCTACAGATTTTGGGGCCGGTGGCGGGTTGTTGGGAGCGATCACTTTTAAGAAGAATCCCGGCATAGAATACGAAATGACAGCGCAAAGGTTTTATGCTGCTTATTTGGAGTTTGGAACAAAAAACCGGGTAAAAATACCTGCTGAATTACAGGAAGTGGCAAGCCAGTTTAAAGGCAAGGCAACAGCAGGCCAAAGTGGTCAGGATTTTTACGATAACATACTGGCATGGGTAAAAAGAAAAGGCATAACGGGCGTGTATAGCGTAAAAACAAGGCGCAGATTAAAAAGGCAAGATGATAATATAGAGGATGAGCAGGTGGCTTTTGCTATTTACCTATCAATTCTAAGGCATGGCATAAGACCTCAACCGTTTTTTTTCGCACCCTATTTTAACGAAAGACCTAAGCTAATCAAAGAAATAAAGGAAATACTTGTAGCGTGATAAACATAACCAAAAAGATAAGAACAGCCTACTACACAGCTTTAAACGGTGTTATATCCGTTCCGGTTGTTGATGGTTGGGATATGTCTAACGGTATGGTAGAAGATCACGTTATAATCAAAAATATTCAGGAAGTAAAACAGGACAGGACGCAGCAAACCTATGGGGCGCAGGCTATAGTAGAACTGGATATCGTTACTTATATGAAGAACGGTTTTACAAGCGATACAAGGGACGATATAGAGGGCGAAATTTTAGCCGTACTCAAACCTACAATTAACACAAACGGGCTAACGGTGACAGGCATAGGACTTTATAACGTGGAGAAAGAAGGCAGCAATGATATAGATGAAATTTCACCTAGTGGCAACGTACTAAGAAAGATTTTAAGGATTTCTCAATTTATACAACAAAATTAAAAATTAAAGAAGATGGCAGCAGTTACAGACAGCGTTCAACAGTCAATCGTTCCCCTCAAAATATCTACCGATGCGGGAACTACTAAAAAATCTATTGTGTGCTTGCAGGAAGCGGGTTTTTCCTTCACTACAGCAACAACAGAGGAAGTTTCTCAATGCGGTACACATACAGGCAAAGGTGCTAGTTCATGGGAGTACACCACAACCATTATAGTAAATACAGCACCAACAGCAGAAACAGAAGTTTCTTATGCTGATTTATTGGCCCTTGCAGTTGCAAAGACTGATTTTCTGGTTTACGATCAGCACCCTTCGGACGGTTCAGATTGGTATCAATCAGGAACAGTGTTTATTTCTAACCTGACTAAAACAGGTGGTGCAGAAGGCTTAGTAAAAGCCTCTATGACATTAAAAGGATCAGGAACCTTAGACATTGCTGTATAATATGAACGGTTACACCAGGATAACAATAGAAGGTCATGAAGTCGGCTTAAAGTTCGGCTATGAATGTAATAAGTGGTTTTTAACTGCCTATTTCGATCAGATAGAAACGTATAGTGACGGCAAGAACTTAACCTTAATAGGTTTTGCAAAACTGTTCCATTGTGCTTACCGTAATAACTGTGCTATCAAAGATGAAAAGCCGGTTCTTACTAATGAAGATTTTTATAACGGCATTGAACAAATGTTACGTGATGAGCCTGAAAAGTTTTCAGAAGCATTAGATGTATGGGCAAAGGCAGAAAGCACAAAAGACGTTTTGGATAAGTTGAAAGCTCTTAACAATCAGGTTGAGGACGATGAAGAAAAAAAAACGTCTGTCCTGACTTCATAGAAATAGAGGCTGCTTTGTTTGCTGATGGTGTATTACCCTCCCAACTGTTAGAAATGACATGGCGGGACGTTCACATAAGGTTGTATGGAATTGAGAAAAGAAAAATTGAACACAAAAGGAACGCGAGAAATATTGCTTATGCCATCCACGTACATAATGTTGAGAGACAACATAGGCTTTCGGTTTTTGACTTCATGCCGCTACCCGGCGATCCTACACGGCAAGAGTTGGCAGAGCACAAAGCAAAGCAAGACCAAAGGGAAGCAGCAGAATTACGGCAACTGTATGAATTAGGAATGAAAATGTTTAATAACGCTGAGGCATAATGGAAACTGGATTAAAAATAATAATAGGTGCAGATGCTTCAGGAGTTGAACAGGCTTTTGTGGAGGTATCACAGGAAGCGAAAAAAGCCGTTGACGCATTTTCAAAAGTAGATGTTGCAGCGGCTAAAACAGCCGGTTCATTTGATAAAGTAGCGGCGACTACTCCCAAAGTAACACAGGGAGCAAGCGCAATGGTTAAGACCGTTACGCAGGCAGGGGCGGCACTTGACAAGACCGCTAAAACTTCAAGTAGTGCCACTCAATCACTTGTTAATTTATCCCGTGTCGCACAAGATGCCCCTTATGGATTCATAGGTATTGCTAATAACTTGAATCCACTCTTAGAAGGATTTCAAAGGTTAAGACAGGAAGCAGGCAGTAACGGAGCTGCATTAAAGGCGTTAGGTAGCTCATTAATAGGCCCGGCGGGTATTGGCCTTGCCATTGGCGTTATATCTTCTTTGCTGGTTGTATTTGGTGACAGACTTTTTAAAAGTACAAGCGCAGTAGATAAACAGAAAGAAGCCGTTAAAAAAGCGAAAGAGCAATTAGATGATTATGCAGAATCTTTAAGCGATGTTCAAAAGGTTGATTTATTTGGTACACAAAACGCACAGGAAGAACTTGTAAAACTAAGGACGCTTTACGAGGCTGCAACTAATCTTAATATTCCTCTTGCCAACAGGAAGAAAATAGTAGATGAATTACAAGAGCAATACCCTAAGTATTTTAAGAATATTTCCGATGAAGTTATATTGGCCGGCGGCGCAAAGGCGGCCTATGATAGTTTAACTACTGCTATACTTGCCTCCAGCAGAGCAAGAGCCGCACAGGATATTTTAGTACAAAAGCAGAAAGATGCTTTAAACCTGGATCAACAGATCTCGGACAATCTGGTTAAGCGTTCAGGCTTGCAGTCAAAACTTAATCAACAGATTGCAGGGGAAAATAAAGTACGGATTGTTACCGATGATTTAGGTAATGCCGTTAATACTCAAACAGAAGCCTCTTTTAAGTTAAACCACCAGATAAACAAAAGCATTGAGGAAGGCAACAAACTTTTAGAGCAACGGCGTGAACTTCAAAAAGGTATTGCCAACGTAGCAAGCAAGCTAACTGATATTACAACCAATAACCCGGATGCTTTAATAAAACCTACTGGCAACCTTCCTAAAGCAACAGGCGAAGATAAAAAGAAGGCTTACGAATTTCTATTTGAGTTCTTACCATTTGACCCCAACGGAGCATTAAAGCCAGAGAACAAAGCCAAACTTATTGATGCTATAGATAAATATTCAAAAGAGTTTGGCAGCATTTTACAAGGTGCTGATTTTCGTTTACAGCCCGGTGTTATTGATGATAACGATTTAATAGAAACAGCCAAAAAGTTTTGGGAAGATTTAAAGAAAGGCATTATAAGATTAAAGCCTCCTACTCTTTCGGTTGATGCTACGCTTATCCCTGAAATAAAAGCTCCCAACGTTGCCAATTTAGATGCGCTTATCCGTCCTCCTGAAGGGCCTGATCCCGGCGTATTGGATGAGGCAAGGCTAAAAATAATTGGTGACTTCGCTGATATGTACGGCAAGGTAGGTCTTGCTTTACCACAGATAGTAAAAGACGCTTTCGGCAAAAAAGTTAACATTGATTCTCTACCAAATTTAGACCTAAAAGCGGCCCTTGAAAAAGAGCTTAACAATGTAAAGGATTTTGTTTCTAATGTCAACCAGGCGGCAAGCAATGCACTTACAACAGGCTTTACAGGTATAGGTGAAGGAATAGCAACAGCATTTGAAAAACAGTTAAGCCCCTTACAGGCTATTGGCAGTTCAATACTTCAAACTATTGGCGACTTTATAACACAAATTGGTAAAGCGTTAATTCAGTACGGCATTATAAAAACAGGGCTGGATAAAGTATTAAAGGCAGGCTTTGCCCTACCGGGTGCGGCTGCTATTGCTATTGGTATTGGTGCAGTCGCTATAGGTCAATTAATCAAAGCAACAAAACCACGAGCTTTTGCTGAGGGTGGTATCGCGTATGGGCCTACAATGGGTTTAGTAGGTGAGTACTCAGGCGCAAAAAATAACCCCGAAGTAATTGCACCACTTAATAAGCTGAAAAGTTTATTAGGCGATGTTGGTGGCGGCAATTTTAACCTTAGCGGTGAATTTAAAATAAAAGGCGACGACCTTGTTTTTGCTTATCAAAGAAACGCACGAAGACAAGGGAGGAACTTTTAATGACTACCATTTACAGAATAAAGTTCACCAACATTGAAGGGCAGAATGTTGTTATCCATATTACAGACACTACAACAAGCGGGGATGATAGTTTTATTGACCTTGTAGGCAATGGGTTTGTAAAAAGATGTATAGATAACAGCGAAAATAAATACACCCCTATAAGAGCCTTAGAATGTACTATGCGCTTTTATTCTACTGAGCTTTATAATGTAAACACTTTCGCAGACGGTGACGATGACCGTTACAAAGTAGATGCCTTTATTGAAGCTACAAATAGCCCAATATTTACCGGGTTCCTTGCAATGGATGATTTGCGGGAGCCTTTTTTTGATGCACCCAACGAAGTAGTATTAACGGCTACCGATAACTTAGGAATGCTTAGAAATATACCCTGGGCCACACTAACCGGCGAAAATCCTAAAGGGTATTATAAGATAGCTGAAGTACTTTCCTTTTGCCTTACAAAGACAGGGCTTGAATTACCTATTGGTGTCTCATGGAATATTATAGAGGAAAATACTTCTGCGCATTGGATGGATAACATTTACGTTCATGCCAAAACCTTTGAAAGAGAAATAGGTGTAAGTGCAAACTGTTATGAGGTTTTAGAGAAAGTTTTGTACGGTTGGGCCTTATTACAACAAAGTGACGGCGGTTGGTATATTATAGCTATTGATGAAATGGAGGACGTGGGTAATTATTACCGGGGTTATGATTTTGACGGACTTATTGATCCTTCACCAACAACAGCAAACTACATAAAATACATAGGGGTAAACGAAACAATAAAATTTATTAATGAAGATCAGCTAAACGGGCCGGTTAGAAAATGTCAATCATTAAAACTTACATACAATTTTGATTACCCGCAGGAGATATTAGATAACATCAACTTTGAAAGAGGGGATTTTAACGGTGTTATTTCTGTGCCTCCTGGTTATTCTGCTTATGATTTGGATGATTGGACGGCAAGAAAGAATTTCCCCTCTAGTGGTACGCCAACTATAACACCTTACATAATTAGAAAATTTGATTCTTCTTATGAAGTAGAAAGGTATGTGGTTATACCGTCCGTTTCGGGTTCTGATTCTCAGTACATAGAATCTAATCCTATCCCGGTAATGGTGAAGGATAAATTTACATGGTCTTTTGATTACCGTTTCCCTACGAATGCAACCGGCTCAGGCACGAACAGCGACCTTATAAGCTATGTGTACGTTACTAATGGCGTTACGACCTATTCACTAAATACCAATGGTAGTTGGTCTTTAGGCACAGGCTTTTTAATAACACACCAATACAACAGGGGAACAACGGACGAAAGCCAATGGATGAATGTTTCCGTTGAAGCCGAACCGTTACCAATAACAGGCGATTTGTATTGCTGCCTTTTGCGTTCTTCTCTTTACGGCACAACAACAGATACTTATTTTTCTAATCTACAGTTTGATTATACCCCTTATATCGATGGCACTTATAAAAAATTGAGCGGCCAATACAACAAATTTTCACAAACAGGCAACAACAAAAAAACGGTTGATGAGGAAGTATTTATTTCTGATTCT